TAAGGAGAAGCGGCTGTCGCTTTTAATCTGCTCCGTAAGCGAACGCGCAGAAAAGCTGGAAAGACTCTTGGGCGTGCTAATTAATCAACTAACAAACGAAGTTGAGATCCTACACCTCGTAGACGATGGAGAGATGACCATAGGGGAGAAGCGCAACGAGTTACTGCAGTCTGCGGCTGGGGAGTATTGCGCTTTTATTGATGACGACGACATGGTAAGCCCTGACTACGTTGAAAAAGTCCTGAAAGCCCTGGAGTCTGGTCCGGACTGCGCGACACTAACGGGTATTATTTACTTCCAGAATGGGACTTCAAGAATGTTTGATCATTCCATTGAGCACGATGGATGGTTTACTGGAGACGACGGCAATTATTACCGAACACCAAATCATCTTAACGCCATAAAGACTGAGATTGCTCAGCGCTTTGGTTTTAAGCCAATCAACAGCGGAGAGGATCTAGACTTCTCAAAGCGCATTCGGATCGTCCTGCATAAGGAAGTAAGAATACCTGGTGAGATTTACTACTACTATCCAAGCAAGGCATAACAATGCACCTGCTAGTAAAGTTCCCAACTAGGTCTAGGCAGAAGAAGTTCTTTGAAACGTTGGCGGAATATATGCGCCTAGCATCCGGCAGGCATCATGTTGAGTGGGTAATTTCCATGGACGAAGATGACTCCTCAATGAACAACCCAGAGGTACGAGAAACATTTGACAAAATGGTTGCCTTTGGGACCGACTTAAAATACTTTTATGGCCAATCGAAAACAAAAATCCAGGCAATCAATGCAGACATTGACAAGGCAAACCCCTATTGGGAAGTGCTCTTCCTTGCGCAGGACGACATGATTCCGATTGTTCAAGACTGGGATGAAAAGATGATTAACCTAGTTAAGCAAAGCTGGCCCGACCTGGACGGGGCGGTGTGGCCGCCGGACGGGTATGGCAATAGCCAAACCGTTTCCACCGTAATCCTTATCGGAAGAAACTGGTACGAAAGGTTTAATTACATCTACCACCCGGACTATATCTCCGTGTATTGCGACAATGAATTTACTGACGTAGCTTTGTCTTACAATAAAATAGTTAGGGTGGAAGACAAAATTGTTGAGCACAGATGGATTGGCGTCAACGGTCGCGACGAGCTATGCGACCGAAACGAGAGCGCTTCTAGCTACAATGCCGACCGTGAACTCTTTGTTCGTCGGACATTGGCCGGCTTTCCTTAGGGGTTCTCTTTCCGACCTTAACAGTAATACCGTAAATCCTTTTTAGCGCGTGCCGGACTACTGGCATTTCTGCTGCGGTGCCAACAACGGCCTCCATAAAATCCTCGCGGGACATGTAGTGTTCGCAAAGTGACAGATAGAGGGACGCCCATTTGGGCGTGTGCCAGCTCTCAGACCAGACGTGGGCAAGCTCATGAAGGATTGTGTCTTCGTCCCAGGCGCACAGGTAGATCACGCCGTTCCAATACTCTGCCTCTCCAAAAGGATGGCTGCTTGGAATGCTGTCTTCGCCTTCCGGGTGGTAGTGAACATGCACGCGCTTTAGGGCAATGCCCTGCTCTTGGCAAACCTTGGCAACAAACCGCAGGGTGGGGCGCCACTCCAGCCGATCACTCTTGGGAGCGGCAGGGTCGTATACGGTCCGAAAGCGTTTCCACTCTCCAGGCATGGTTACCCCCACTACACGGCTGATTCGTGCTATTGTAATGCCCAGCAGATAGAATCACTAGCAAGGAGGATTTGCAAATGGACATCATTCAGGTCATTGGTATTTTCCTGCTCGGCTTTGCCGTGGGGGCTTTTATGGCCTCTTCTGGCGGGTCGATAAGGTATGCCAAGCTTCAGTCGGAGGCAGACGCAGCCTTTCGTGAGGGCTGGTGGGCAGGTGTGCAGGACGCTCGGGCATCAACGGGCAAGACACCCGTAGAAAGGCCAGCGCCCACTCCGGCAGCGCCAAAGGTTGCTCAAAAGCGCGGCGTCAACTAGGGGAAGTAGCTTAATTGGTTAGAGCAGCGAGCTTATATCTCGCTAGGCCCTGGTTCGAGTCCAGGCTTCCTCACCACTGTTGACAACCACAACATGAGGGGCTATCATCTACACATTGCCTGGAATTTGTCTGGGCTGTAGATGAAAGGAAGAACCATGAAGAAGGCTCTAAGCCTATTCGCAGTAGCACTGCTCTTGGCAGCGTGCGGCGGCTCAGCAGGAACCGCAGTCAATACCCCGCAGGCAACGCAGAAGCCAACGGCAACGCCAACGCCCACGCAGGAGATTGCTGGCGTCGGCTACTACATTGAGTGGACGGATGTAAAGGTCAGCCTCTTGGAGGCAAGCGTTTATACGGACTACAACGAATACTTTGGGCCAGATGAGGGCTTTAAGTTTGTCTCTGTGCTGGTGGAGTACGAGGCGCTTGTTGATGGCGTGTCCTATAACCCCCTGTACTGGAAACTCGTTGATAGCGAGTCGTACGGTTATGACTACTACTTTATTGGCAAGGAGCCGGCGCTTGATTCAAGCAATGCCTTGATGGCTGGGCGCAAGGCCAAGGGGTGGCTGACGTTCCAGGTCCCAGAGGCAGAAACAACGTTCTATTTGGTGCTGTCCGACTTCACTCATGATGGCGAGTGGACTTTTACCGTTGCCAACTAAGGGCAAAGAGTGTGGGCATGAGGGGGAGGCGGGGTTTCTCGCTTCCCCTTCTGTCGGCTTTATCCAAAACCCTGAAGATTCACGGTGCATCCATTGCGCGTGGACCGAGCTGCAGGAAGCCATGCCCCCCCAATGGGGGCTTGACCGCCTAAGTTTTCTTTTGATTGGCTGGAGAGTTGAGGTTGTTAACTCCACGGGTGAAGTTTTTGCCGAGCAAGGCAAAACCCCAGCGGCAGCCATGGATAAGATGAAGGCTTTTCTTGTTGAAAGGAAAAACAATGGCTAAAAATTTGTTGCCAATTGAGTTGCATCAGTTGCTTGTATGGAAATTCCCCCAGGCTAAAAGCGTCACAGAGGCGTGCGCGGCGGCGGCAAAAGTCTACGGGCTAAGCGCCGAAACAATGAGGACATACGTATATAACGGCATTGGCTACAGGAGCAAAGCCTACAATTCTATAGCCGCTGACGTTGACGACATGAAGCGGTACGAAGAGTCGGGCTGGCGTCTGGTTTCAGAATCAGAGAAGCGCCTTGCTGAAGCGTTGGACTTTCATGCCCGCTCGCTTCGGCAGGTGTCAGAGCAGTTCGCGGAAATGCGCAACACATTACAGAAAAGGATTAAAGAAAGAGAAAATGCCTAACTCTGTTTACGTTCAACTGATGGAAAAAGACGCAGACCGTGCAGCAATTGCCGGGGTCCGCAGGGAGCTGCGCGCCATCAAGGATGGACTAAAGGATAAGTACGGCTGGGAGCGCGACGGGTGGAAGCAGCATGTCGAGGGCGCCATGGGTGAGCTTGCGGCCTCGTTTGCCCTGGGCATGCCGTGGAGCGGAGAGGATATTGACCAGTTCAAAGGCGCAGATATTGGCGAAAACGTCCAGGTGCGATATCGCCCAGGAAACTTTAAAGACTTATCCCTTAGGCATGGGGACAAGAAGTCTGATGTTTTTGTTTTGGTCTTACCAGCGGATCCAAGAAATTTTATCTTTGAGGTTGTTGGCTGGATTGAGGGCAAAGAGGCAATGACGCCACGTTTCTATCACGAAGACAAGCGGCTCTGGTTTGTTCCAGGCTACCTTCTTAACGACATTACCAAGGTACCTGGGTACACGCCGCCAGTTAAGGACGATCCCTATAGCCTATGGGACTAAGCGCACTTAGCGTGGTGGTGAATAAAGCCTTTTGATGCGCGTTCGCCGACAAAGTTAATTGCCAAGGTGGCTCTAATTTGCTTTGCAAGCATGCGCTCACCGCAACGCGCGCAAACTCTTTGCGTCAGGCTGTCAGGGCGCTTGTCCCCTGGTTGATTCTTTGCGAGTGTCTTTTTTCCTGCCATGTTTCCTCCTTAGGGTTTCAGCGGGAAGGGGACGGAGGAACGCCTGGTTGCGACGCAGCCCGTCGGCTCGCGCGGCCGCCAACACCGTACAGGGGACCCAACATCCCCGTTGCCCTTCCCGCCTAAGCCGGGCTTACTGCTCCCGACCAGCGGCGATGCCCGGTTAGGTGGGGCATCACACGTTTATGCTATCACCCTGAAATTCCATTTGGCATCCTGGGAAAATCTGCGCTACACTCCGCACATGGAAAACAACCTATTCCCAAGCCAAAGAGTCAAGGCCATCTGGCTTTTGTGGTCCGAGGACAACCCCATTACCCTGCTGCTCGACCAACGAAGCGCCCAAGATGAGGAGCCATACGTCATTGTGTGCGGGGCCGACATTGAGGCCGCTGTCCTTATGCGGATCAGCGAAACCGAGGCTAACTGGATTATTAAAAGGAGGGCTGGACAGTGAGCGATCAGAGCTTTGAGCAGACCTTTGCGGAGATATACTCCGAGGCCTACAAGCTTCTTTGCGACAAGCAGGAGCGGTATGGGGACGCCAACATTGAGCAGCTAGGCATTCATGGCGTCATTAGCAGAATTGCTCACGACAAATCGGCGAGAGCAAAGAAGTTCCTAAACGGGAAGATTGTCGGCGGGAAGGTAGTCCTTGAACCCTTTGACGACGGGGAGGACGAATCAATGTCTGACACACTAATGGACATTGCCAACTATGCCCTGATTGCAATTGCGCTACAGCGCGGAAAATGGGGCAGGAAAATGGACGACGGGGAGCGCACGCTGGTTAGGGCAGAGGAAAAGCCTAACGATTTTCCTGTAAGTGAAGCCAGGAAGGATAAGCTACCAAAGAATTTGGCAACGCTGCGAGTAGATCTTTTAGGGGGTAAGAAGAAATGAGCAAAAAAAGCAAGAGGCAAGCCGCTCCCTCCGCCACAGCAAAGAAAATTGGAATCTTTGTTGCTACCCCAACACTTGATGGCCGTCTTCATGCTGGATCAATCGCCTCAATCATGGGCGTGCAAAGGATGTGCATTGAAAACGGTGTTGGCTTTACCTGGAAAGTAATTTCCGGCAACTCAATCCTGCCGCTTGCGCGCAACGAACTTGCGTCTGGCTTCCTCGAAAGCAAGGCAACACACCTTTTCATGATTGATAGCGACATTCAAGTTGACCCCAGGCACGTTATGTACCTGCTAGGGCACGACCGAGACATATCCGCCCTTCCCTGCGCAAAGCGCGAAGTCACATGGGAGCGCCTTGGGCAATTCGTTACCAGCTATCCAGGAACCTCCCACGAGGTTTACCCGGCGCTAATTGCCGAAGGAAATTTCAACACGACTGAAGACGTTTTTAACGTTGACGCAGATGGCTTTACAAAGGTTCTCAAAGTGGGCACTGGTGCAATGATGGTAAAGAGAGAAACCCTTGAAAAGATTATGCGAGAGCGCCCAGATGACTACATTATAAAGCCAAGCGGGGAGAAACTGTACGAGTTCTTTTCTTATACCGTTGATCCGGAAACAAAAATTCAGTACGGAGAGGACTATACGTTTTGCAACAGATGGCGCGCTCTTGGTGGAACAATCGATCTCTTGCTTGCCGCCAAGACAAAACACCACGGGCAAATCGCTATTGATTTTGACTGGAAGGCGTTGGCCGTTGCCATTAGCGAAGCAAACGGTGGCAAGTAATGAAGGCTGAGCACCTTATGGAAATAGCCCTCACGCTGTTTCCAAACGGCACTCGGGTGCAGGCTGCAAGGAACCTTGCAGACGCAGTGAACAAGACCTCAACCAAAGAAGCCCAGAGGTCAGAGCGCACGGTTGAGGCCTATTGCCAAGGTCAAAGAAAGATCCCAATGGAGTATTCCGTGGTGGTTCTTAGCTACCTTCAGTCCTACCAGCCAGAGCTTTATTCGGAAATAGAGCCAAAGGTCAGCATGGACCCAGGGGTAGTGGGCAAGGTTGTTTCGCCAACCGTAAACTTTGAAGAAGTTCTTGCCAAGATGGAAAAAAACATTGACAAGCTCCAGGCGGCGACTCAATCAACCGGGATGCTCCTGGCGATTAGGGCTATGTGTGAAGACTGCGCGGGTGGACCCGCAGGCGAGCCGGGCAATACCTGCTGGTGGAAGAACTGCCCCCTTCGCGCATACAGCGACATGCCACTGGCAGAAAAAGCACAGAGCATTTAATTGCCAAGCGCAATAGTTGTCTATTCCCGCGAGGGCGTAGACGATGACGGGGTGCTGCTGTGGTCGGCAAGGATTATTGACGCAGAAAGCAAAGAGGTTATTGGCGTAGTCGAGCCAATGCCCGAAGCGCAAGCTCACCGCCGTGCTGATCGTCTTATTAGCATTTCCATGCTGTACGATGCCATGCCATCGTTGTTAGGAGATTTTGTGGCTGATGAAGAAAAAGAATAAGATCCCAGACGACTGGTCATACGGCTGGCTTGCTGCTTCTTTCATGTCGACTGCGGCCACCCTTGGAATTATTTCTAAGCCCGTTGGTCACGGCGACGATGAGCGCGCAGAGCAAGAGGTTACAGCACACATAGAGTCTATATTAATTTCTTGCGGTATCCTCGCGTCCCTCACCGCAGCCGTGCTTTCGCCCGTGCCGCCAAGCAGTAAATGGCGATACATCGGGGTTGTGCGCACTGAGTTTGGTCCAGTTACGTGCATGATAGAAGCCAGAAGTCCTGAGGCATTGCTAGATCAGGCAACAACCTGGGCCAATCATTTTAAACAAAAATATGACAGAGCAACTAGGCTCATGGACAGGCTTGACTCACTGCAGGTGCTCGGCCATACTGGCCGCAGGCGCCACGCGCGCAGAAGGAGTGAAGATGAGTAGACGCGAATATCAATACAAGTCGGAGAAGTTTGGCGACGAGCTTATTTACGTTGACCAAGACGGCGAGGACTGCACGGCCATTGTCGCCACCACCGGCGAGCCATACGCACGGCTATCCTGCAAAGTCAAGGGGAAGACTCCTATCGAAGGCTGGTTCTATCTAAAGTGGTGGAGCGAAAACGACGACCTTGTTCGCCAGCTTGTTGCGGCCAACATTATTGAAACACGCGATGACGGAATTATTTCCGTTTCACCTTTAGTCAACACTTGCGAGGCGCGACTTGTCATCAACTCCCAAGACTGACAACTACGTATGGGCTTGTGGCCTGTGTGGAGATGATCGACAAAGCGAGGCAATAAAAGAGTACCCAAACAACACTTTGGTTGAGGGATTCAGAAACGCATACTGCGGAGTGTGCTCTAAGAAAACGGTGTTTCAAAGAAAGGAAAGGAAAGAAGATGTCTAGTTCTAGCGTTAACCACAAAGACCCAATCCTGGTTGCGGACGGCTTTGAAGATTGCATCATTGGCCTTGGCTGGCAATTCAATAAACCGTTTGTTGTGTACAGCAAGAACAAAATCATTGCCAAACTTGCCGCTGAATTTGAGAGCAGCAGGGATGAGTCCTTTCCATTTGATGGAGAGGAACGCGACTTCTTCCTAGAAGCCGAAGAGTATTTCTCGTTTAACATTCAAGGCGGCTGGCTTGGAGAGGGCACGCCAATCTTTGTTGATGAAGAAGTAAACACCTTTGCGTTAATCCAGGAAGTGGTCGGTGATTACAATGTTTAAGCTTCTTCTTTCGGCAATCCTAGTGATTGCGCCTCTTGGCGCGCCAGCGGAATCTTTGTACTCTGGACAGTGGGGACTTGACCGCATCGACCAGCACGAAGGGATGACAGACGGCAGCGCCTGGGACGGAACTGGTCTCGGAAGAGACATCACTGTCTACATTGTTGACTCTGGGGTTTCTGATTTGCCAATCTTTGGCGGCAGGATTCTTCCTGGCTATTCAGCTATTAAGGGCGGGACTGAGGGATGTGGCTCTAACCACGGCACCTCTATTGCTTCTCTTATTGGTAGCGAGCAGTACGGGGTTGCCTGGTCGGTCAGTATGGTTTCTGTTCGCGTCCTTGCGTGCAATGGAAACGGCACGCCTGCCAACATTGTTAAGGGCTTAAAGTGGATTTACAAAAACGGAGACCCTGAAACCTCTGTTGTAAACATGTCCCTTAGCGGCCCTGCCAACAGAACCGTTGATCTCTGGGTAAACAATCTTGCGGAAGCAGGATTCCCCGTGGTGGTTGCGGCCGGAAACAATTCAAAAAACGCTTGCAACTATTCCCCAGGGCGTTCCGAATACGCAATTACTGTTGGCGCCTCTAACGCCCTAGACATGCGTTGGTATAGCAGCAATCATGGGCCATGCCTTAGCATTTGGTCGCCAGGAGACAAGATTCCAACTTTTGACCCTAATCGCGGAACCTTTTACCCAAGCGGAACATCAGGCGCCGCCGCATACGTTAGCGGTGCGATTGCTGCGGTAGCTTCTGCTGCGGCAGTGACAACCGATGAGGCTGCAAGCATCCTTCTCAGCGGGGCAACCGTGGATGTGATGTGCTGCTCCGTCCGCTGGGGCACGCGAGACCTGCTGTATCTCGGCCCAGACCTATTTGCGCCGCAAGGAGAGACTCCTTGGCACGAAGAGTGGTGGGCCTGGTAGTTAGAATCGATTCCCGGACGTGAAGTAGAACGACGCTCCGCTGAGGTCTGCAGAGTAGACCAGGGCATCAACAAGGTCGTCATGCTCTCCGTTCGGGAACGACATCAACTCATGCTCTAGGTCGTCAATGCCTGGCGCACCAGTAAGGTGAAAAACCTTTCCCGACTCGTACCTGGCTGCAAGCGCTCGGCTTCTGCTGACCTTGTCTTTGTCGGGGCGTACCGCACGCGCAGGGAGCGTAGTGTCGCCAAGGATCTCTCGCACGAATGTGCTCTGATGCTGGACGGCCTCAATGTTTACCGACTCAACAAAGCGCGGCTCTTCCGCCTCGTGGTTTAGCCCACGCATGCCAAGCATCCGCTGCGGCCACAAAAGCTTTGGACCCTTGGCGTTCCCCATGCTCCCGTCTCGCTTGACGCCAGTAAGCCATTCCTGGTGCCCCTCATTGATACGATCCTTCCAGGCTCCGACCACATAGAGGTTGTGGTCAGCATCTTCTAGGACCTCAACTGCTGTGGTGTAGTCGCTTCGCTCACTAACGGACGAGGCAAGGTCTACGCCCACACGCCGGGTTCCTTCCGGCAGGGTGTTGACGCGCTGGAACCAGTCGTGCCGGAAGATGTTCCCGCCCATGGCGTTAACGTCATTCTGGAATTGCAGCATGAAGATTGGGGTTCCGAGTTCTTCTTTCTTCTGGTTTAGGGTCTCTACGGTGTACATCTCTGGCCACAACGGCTGACCATCTTCCAGGGCCCTGCGCTGGTACTCCTTAATACCCTTGCGCATAAGTTCTGCGTAGAAATCATCTTCGTGCCAGCGCGTTCCCACGTACCACTTCTTTGAGCCAGGAACAAGCATTGGGTCAACCACTTGCCAATAGGTGTCAGATGCTTTTTGGCGCTGCACTGCGGTGGCGTTCTCCTTCATCCCGACCATGTCGTCCGCGAAGAGAAGGTCGAGGCGGGCGCCGGGCTTAATAGAGCCAAGGCCGTCGGCAAAACACGTAGCATCTTTGCCCATGTTTACACCCTTAATGGTCCAGGTTTCGTCGGTCCACTTGCTGCCGATCACGCCAGATGCTGCCCATGGGAATATTTCAGCAAACAGCGGGCTTTCAATAAGCATTTTGATTGCCCTTGAACGAGAGAGCGAGTCGGAAAGCACCGCGGTAAGAATGCCGATGCGGATATTTCCCTTCGTCATTCCAATGATTCTTGCGGCACGGAACATAAGGGCAGTTGTCTTGGCGTGGCCGCGGGGCATAAGCACCAAAGCACGGTCGTGCTCGTCCATAAACTTTTCCATGTCTCGAAGGTGCTTGGGGAAAACCAGGCCGCTCATGTACTCGGCAAAGGCGGCGTCTGAGGAAACCGCCTTCTTCCTAAGCCAATCTCGGTACTCGGCGTTGCTAATCGTGCTGTTCAACAACCTCAGCCTTCCCTTCGATTGGCTCTTCCTTCATGGCGTCTGCCCAAGCCTGCATACGGGCAGCAAGCTGGGCCGGGGCGAGGGTGTCGATCTCATGCGGCACGGCTGCAAGTTGAATGGCGGCGCCATCCTTGCCCGTGATTTCTGTGCGGTCTGGCTCGTAGGCCCCCGTAAGCCGGGCGATGCGGTCGATGACTTCGAGTTGAATTTTCAAGAATTGCGCCTCGTTATTGGTGCCCTTTGCCCTCGCGGCAGCGGCGGCAGCCATCTTTGCCACAAGGTTGGCACGCTCAATAAGCTCCTGCTTGTTGCTTGCTGGGTCTTCCGTGGGGTCAACCCAGGACTTCTTGATTACATAGCTATGCTTACGGACGGTTTCCTCGCTCAAACCAACGACCTGCGCTATCTCAGACAGAGAGACGCCCTGCAACATGAGCATTTTGATGCGCTCACGGAGGGCTGCTAGTTGCTCTGCTGGGACACGTCCGGGTCTTGCCATATAAGTATCATAACATATTGAATAGCAGAAAATACCTATTGGCACTTTCGGCCAGCGAACATTACAATGCTCTCCGGAGGTGCCACATGTCGACTACTTATGACATTACGGCCGAGCAGGGAAGTTATCTAAGCATTAGCCTGGTCTATAGAGACGCGTCCGGAAACCTAGTCAACCTGACAGGTGCCACTGCGTCTATGCAGGTTCGCAGGCGACAGGGTGCCCAAGAGGCATTCCTTAGGCTATCCAGCTCAAATGGAACCACAACGGGCATTGTCCTTGGCACCACAAACGGTGCCGTCGATGTTTACGTATCAGACGAGGCCCTTAGCCTTATTGCCCCAGGCACGTATGTCTACGACCTGGAGGTCAACCCTGTTGGCGGCGCCATGGTGAAGCTCATCTCTGGCCTGTTTACAGTGGCCGGAGAAGTGACCAGATGACCGTTGAGGTTTCCGAGCAAGCGAAAACTATTAACGTTACGCAGCAAAGCAATAGCGTAACGGCTACAACTAGCCCCGTCTCCGTATCAGTTAATGCCCCAACGCTAACCATTACTACCGCCAGCGGCGGCACAGTGCAGGGCTTGCAAGGCCCCACTGGTCCGCAGGGCCCGACGGGCGCAACGGGGCCCACCGGTTCGACGGGGTCAACGGGTGCCACTGGGGCTACCGGCTCAACCGGACCGCAGGGCCCGCAAGGTGTGCAGGGACCAGCTGGTGCCACTGGCGCAACGGGAGCAACTGGTCCCCAGGGAGCGCAGGGTAGCGGCGCCTCCCACTCAACCTATGTTTTTACACAAAACTCCGCCTCGGCAACGTGGACAATTACGCACAACTTGGCGTGTTTTCCATCGGTAGAGGTGGTTGATAGCGCAGGAACGCTAGTCATTGGCGATATCTCGTACATAGATAATAATAGCCTGACTGTCAGCTTTGTTGCTGCGTTTGGCGGCAAAGCATATTTAAACTAGGAGAGAGAAATGAAGTTTTTAGCCAATCTTGACCTTCAGAAGAATGAGCTGCAGAACGCTCGGCTACAGAACCTTGCTACCGCTCCGGAAACCCCCGTTGAGGGACAGGTTTACTACGACACCGCTCTTGATGTAGTTCGCGTATACGCCAACGGCGCATGGGCAAACCTCTCAACTGGTTCAGGAACGGTTACCGCCGTTACTGGAACTGGCGCAATTTCCTCCACAGGTGGCACCACCCCAGCCATCAGCATTGCCGACGCGTCGACGACCGTCAAGGGCGCAGTCCAGCTTGAAGATTCAACATCTAGCACCTCAACGAGCAAGGCGGCAACGCCTGCGTCGGTCAAGTCTGCCTATGACCTTGCAAGTGGCAAGGCAAACCCATCTGACACAACCTTTGTTGGTACTACCAGCGTTGCGCTAAACCGCTCGTCTGCAAACCTTGCCCTTACGGGGATTTCAAGCGTTGCGCTCCCGGGCTCGTCGTCTGGCACAACCACCCTTCAGCCAGCCGCCACGGCAGGCGGAACGGTTACCCTTCCAGCCTCGACCGGCACGCTTGCGCTCACCGCAGACAAGCTAAGCGCGTTTGCCGCAACGACATCCGCAGAACTCGCTGGTGTCATCTCCGACGAGACGGGCACTGGTGCGTTGGTTTTTGCCAACACCCCAACCCTTGTCACGCCAAACATTGGCGTAGCAACTGGTACAAGCCTTGTGCTTTCTGGTGACCTTACGGTCAACGGAACAACCACCACCATCAACTCAACTACCCTCACGGTGGACGATAAGAACATTGAGCTTGGCTCTGTCGTGAGCCCAACGGATGCCGGTGCCGATGGCGGCGGTATTACCCTTAAGGGCGCAACCGACAAGACAATTACCTGGGTTGATGCTACCGACGCGTGGACCTTCTCAGAGGACGTTAACCTGGTCGCTGGCAAGGCCTACGAGATTGCTGGAACAAGCGTCCTCAATGCAACAACCCTTGGCAGCGGAGTCACCGGATCAAGCCTGACCTCGGTTGGCACAATCGCCACCGGCGTGTGGAACGGCACTGACATTGCAATTGCAGATGGTGGTACCGGGGCAAGCGATGCTGGAACGGCGCGCACAAACCTTGGCCTTGCGATTGGCACGGACGTTCAGGCATACAACGCAACCCTGGCCGCAGTAGCTGGCGGAACATACAGCGGCGATGACAGCATTACAACCGTCGGCACAATCTCTGCTGGTACGTGGCAGGGCACCGCCATTGCCTCAACCTACGGCGGAGCGCTTCGCTACAACACCAGCGCCACCTGGACGGCCGGAGAGGCCAAGACGGTCACCCACAGCCTTGGGACTAAGGCAGTTGTTGTTTCCGTGTACGATTCTGGCGATGCTGCGGTGCTCTGTGACGTGGTAACGGCCACGACCAACACCCTGACCGTCACGATCAGCCTTGCCGGAACCTACCGGGTTGTTGTTCTAGGGTAATATACCCCCATGGTAAGAATTCTTAGCGACCTAACACTTGACGGAGCAACAGACGACCTAACGGTTGACGGAACTATCACGTCTGCTGGATTTATCAAGAGCGGCATGACTGCCCAGCGCTATAACGGCGGTGGTGGTGTTACCCAAACAACTAGCGTTGGTACTGCCTATTCAGATATTGCTGGTTACGCAGTAACATTCACGCCTAACTATATTGGTCAGCGGTGGCTAATTACCTACACGGCAGCATCTTATACAAATACAAACACCGACCAATACATTATTTATCAAATTTATGTTGACGGTAGTCTACTCTTCTTCACGCGAACAGTTAACATTGAAAGCGGAATTAACTACTCAACCAATGTCAGCGGAATGGATGTCTACACATCTGTCGGCACAACCGCCGTAGAAGTTACGGTTGGTGTTCGCATGCAAAGCAGCACTGGCGTTACAGTAAGCACAGCATATCCTCGGATCAACGCCGTACCGCTAACATAAGGAGGAGATATGAGCGACGTTATTCTTATCATGACTGCAATTTGCCGGACAGCTGAGTGTGAGGCAAACGGCATTCCAAACGTGTATGAGCAAGAGTCTGGCGTTGATTTTGTCGTGCATTGCGGACAATGCCAACACATTATTGAAGACATTACGTCAACGCCTAAAGAATAATACAAACATAATCTTTTTTTCGTAGACGCAATTGCTAATGCAATTGCGTTTTTTATTTGAGATAATCAATGCGTCACCAAGGAGAAGGAGGACGCATGACAAAATCCCAATCAGACATCATTCTCGATAGGCTCGACCGCATTCAGCGAGATATTGACGCGCTCAAAAACGAAATGGCCGAAACGAGGGGGGCCTTTCGACTTGCAAAGTTTGTCCTTGCCATTCTCGGACTTTCAGGAGTCGGCGGACTCATTACGTGGATGTCGGGGCAGGGACAATGAATACTAAGTTTCTTGCTATTGCCGCTACCATTTGGATTATTTTGGCAACACTCGCTTACGGCGTAGTGGTAAATCCGGTTTCCGGAAGCCAAAATAATTACGTTGATCGCACTCAGGATTTCTGGATTACCGTTCCAGAGCAGGGAGAGTTGCACCTCTGGACCGACCTGTGCGACGACACTACTGCCCCCTGGTGCCCTGGCACAGTTGATTCCATGTTGTGGCTGTATGACAGCAGCGGCACGTTGATTGCCGCTAACGACGACTCGTTTACCGAGCACACGGGCGGATACTCCCTTGCTTCAACAATCCGTGTTTCTGTGCCTGCGGGCGAATACCGAGTGCGTGCGGGCGTGTGCTGCGGAGACCCAACGGCTGACCGCTTTGGCGGAAACCACTACTACATGATCAGCAACTTTGCAGCGGAACTTGCGCCGGGAACGCCATCAGCTACGTGGACGCCAACCCCACCGCCCACTCCGACACCAACGCCAACGCCAACTCCGGAGCCAACCCCTACCCCAGTACCTGACCCGTATTTGAACGCGCCGACCGGCCTTATGGTGACCGTCTACACCGATGGGAATGTTTATCTGACGTGGAATGCTCCAGAAGCAAGTGGCACCGACATTGAGCGATACGGAGTGTTCTGGACCACTGGGGATTTTGCTGGCTGGGCTGTTGCTTCCAGCGAAACCAATATGGGCATTAGCAGCAACGTCTTTGCCATTACCGGCGGCGTCGATCAAACGTACACATTCTGGGTAAGGTCTGACAACGACACGCTTAGCGTGTATTCGCCCATCTCAGCGACAGTTTCTGTGTTTGTCCCATCCCCGCCACCACCAACCCCAAGCCCAACGCCCGAGCCTACTCCTACGCCGACCCCAGAGCCTACCCCTACGCCAACACCTACACCGACACCAGAACCACCAACACCGAGCCCTAGCGTGGCCCCTACGCCCACGCCAGAGCCGTCTGTAAGCCCGTCGCCGGTGCCAACACCGACGCCAACTCCGGAGGTAACCAATGAGCCGACACCAGACCCGACTGCCACACCCGAGCCGACGCCCGAGCCAACGGCCACCCCTACGGACTCTCCGTCCCCTTCTCCTGATCCCAGCCCTGTACCTACTGACACACCTGGACCAATTGATCCGGGCGCTGCAGTAGAAGCGGTTACGGAGGCGGTTGGAGAGGCTGTTGCGGCAGTGAGCGAGGCAGTAAATGCCGCTATTGACACTGTTGCCAATCTTGGTAATGATATCACCGAAGAAGAAAAAGAAGAGGCTAGAACCGTAGTCGGTCCAGCCGTAATCATGACGACCATCGCACAGGCCGCAGTATCTGCAGCCGCCGCACGCGGGGCATCAAGCTCTGGCGGTGGCGGGTTCAGTGGCGGCGGTGACAGTGGCGGTAAAGGCAAGGGCCGAGCAGGTGGTCGCCGCCAAGGGGCAGGACGATCCAGCGGGCCCAAGCCACAACAGGCTAAAACAGCCCAAAACGGGCAGAGGAGAGGTGGAAAATGAGCAAGTGGAAGAGCCTTTTGGCTCAGGCGACTAATGATATAGTCAGCCAGTCGTGGACCATTTTCGGTCTTATGGTTGGTTGGATTGTTCTGCCAGATGGCGATACGCGAGACTTCGTTGGGGCAACCCTTGCTGTGCTCACCTTCGCTTGGGCTGTAACAATGCCGCTCCGCGTTTCGTTTGACGAAGACGGGGATTGACAAGGCGCCTCCTACGTGTTAAGATGTGACTACGCCAAATGAGGCATGTCAATACACGTAGGAGGAAGCAATGAAGAGTGATATTACCCTCGTCCACAGCGACGAGTATGCAAACTGGGTGCTCACGGTTACCCAGGGGCGTCGATTTATGAACGCCAAGGACCGTCTCTATGAGATGGCCGAACTCCAGAACCTGGCTATTGCCGAGGTGCTTCCGCGCCCAGCCACGCCTGATGAGCTTGCTATTGTACACGACAAGCAGTACATTGGCGAAGTCCTGAGCGGCTTCTCTGGCGAGTGGAGCGGCGAGCGACTAGACCTAGGCTCCCTTGCCCAGCTTATGGCTGGCGGCACCATTGTTGCCCTTGATGAGCTGGTTGCAGGCCGCACCAAGCTTGCCGTCAACTTTGCTGGTGCCAAGCACCACGCCCAGCATGACTACTCCAGTGGCTTCTGCGTGTTTGCAGACCTAGCCATGGCTGCCACCATGCTTACAGAGGGCGCCTACGGGGACCGCAAGCGCGTTGCAGTGTTTGACTTTGACGTCCATCACGGCGACGGCACGGAAAACCTGCTGCGCAAGAACCCTAACGTGCTGACGTATAGCGTCCACCAGAAGGGCATCTTCCCAGGCACGGGCAACGAGTCTCACCCAGAAGACCACGTCTATAACTTGCCGCTGCGCTCAGGGGATGGCGATAAGCAGTTCCTGATTGCAGTAAACGAGTTCCTTGCGGTAGTGGACGACTTTGGTCCAGACTATGTGTTCATTGCTGGCGGCGCGGACGGGCACAAGCTCGACCCCCTTGCCTCAATCGACTATAGTTATAAGGGCTACGACAACGCCATGCGGACTATGCGTGATGGACTTCACGACATGCCAATCCTGTACGGTGGGGCTGGCGGGTACCGTCCTGATGACGTTACTCCTAGGGTCTGGGCGACTGCGGTGACCGCACTTGCGGAAGAGCAGAAAGCATACGAGCGAGGGTAAGATGCCAACGTACGACTACAAGTGCGACAAGTGTGAATCGGTCATTGAGGTCGTTCACCCTATGAGCGATGAGTCTGAGTATCCGTGCGAGAAGTGTGCGGAGCCTATGCGCATTCTTATTGGCGGTGCTGGCGTTGTCTTCAAGGGTGAAGGCTGGGCTACTACCGACAAGCGCGGTAACGGTACGGATATTTTCCTGTAGAAAGAGAAACGCCCCGCACATGCGGGGCGTACTCCGTATCAGCCGCCCTAGTTGGCGTTAACGCTTAAACCAGGACCCGACCTTCCCAAGAAGGGACTTCTTTTCAGCCTTTGGGGCCACTACGGCCTTCTTTGCTGGCGCCTTCTTAACCGGCTTTGCAGCTGGCTTAGCGGCGGCTTTGGCAGCAGGCTTCACAGCCGGCTTGGCGGCAGCCTTTGGGGCTACCTTCTTGCTCTTGACCATCAGTGGCCTCCTTGCGACTTGCGGCTTTTTGCCGTAAGTGCACTATACCACATTACTTGGTAGTCTCTTCGTCCCAGGCCTCGCCAGCAAGGCTGCCAGCAAGCTCGTCGGCAATGCCGTCGCCGTCGGTGTCGATGGCGGAGCCGGCAATGTGGGAGGTGTCCGCAAGGGCGGCCTTCTCCTCAGCCTTAACGGCCTTTGCCTTGCCGACGCCGAACTTAGTGTCCTCTGGGTTGAGGGCCCGAACAATAACCTGGAGGGTAGCCGCAATGGCACCCGACGCAACGGTTCGGAAGTCGTCGTTGGTCATGTCCAGAATTGGGGCGCCAGTAGCAAGCATCACGGCGATACCGGTTGCAAGACCAACGCGGAACGCTTCGAGAAGCGCCTCGTCAATGCCCGTGTTATCAAAAATCCACTTAACTTTTGCAATAATTGCGCTCATGATAAACCTCCTAATTACTTCTTGATGCCAGTGCCGCCGCACGCAGGGCACGGAACCGGCGCAACCGGAACTGGTGCTGGTGCAGGCGCTGGTGTTGGTGCTGGGGTCGGTGCGACCCATCCCTTTGGCGCAGAGACGATGATGACGTGCTTAAATGCCGGGGCAACGTGCTTCTTGGAAACACGCTTGCTATCGGCCAGCTTAAGCAGAGTATCCTCGCTAATGAGGACCCCAAACTGCTCCTTGCCCTTGCCGGAACGCGTTGGGCAAATCCATTGCCATCCGAGATCCTTGTCCCAGACAGCAGCAGTCATGTGGCCGTAGGTTCGGTTAGGCTGCTTCTGCTTAACCCACCACCAACGCTTCCACTTTTCGTGCCACTCGGAGATTTCAAGACCCTTTGGGTAGCCGGCTGGCTGTTCAACCCACACGCCGATTGCTGCGCCAGCCTTGGCGCTTGCAATGACGTCGTTCCAGTCCTTCGCCCAGCGGGCTTCGGCGCCTAGAACACGAGCAGTCTTAATGAGATCGCCGAGAGACGAGCCGTTGTCGGACACGCCCTGCTTCTCGACTTTTCCCGTTGCCTTTGCCTTTGCGGCCACGCCATCCGCAGCAGAGAAATCCTTCCCTGGGGCGTATTTAAACGCCCAAGACACGCATGCCGCCATAGACGAAGGCCCGCAGTCATCAAGAATGCCTTTCTTGGCCTCAGCGTCCGATTCTAGCTGTGACTTAACCCTAAACTGAACTCCCATAAGAACCTCCATGCTGAATTGCCCGCTACGAGGCAGAACAGTATTTTACCTGGAGGTGATTATTTATTCACGCCCTTCGAGTTCTGCTATTTTTTCTTCAAGGGTAAGCACGCGAGCGTTTAGGTCTTTAATGGCTACAAGCATGCCAAAGTAAATGCGCTCCCAGTGGATGCCGTAAGGTTCGCCGTTTTGTCCGCCGCTAACGGCAGAGGGGAATACCTCGCGCGCATTTTCAACGGTTAGACCCCACTGTCGGGTGGTTGGGAATTCAATATTTGGGTACAACTCGCTGGCGGAGGCCCTAAAGTTAAAGTCGATAGGGTTTAATCCGTAAATGGCATCTGCCGCCAGAGACGTCGGTGTAATATTTTCCTTTAATCGCTCTTCAGACACACCAGTAAAGCGATAGAAACGCTTTGAGACACCGCTCGAACCGCCCATGTAGACGGAGTTGTAGCCCGAAGTGCCGGTAATGTCGGCGGTACCGGTTGGGGTCATGGTGCCGCTTGTTGTGATTGAAATGGTGTCTGAAAGCTCGGATGCCCCAATGGCATCAGCAGCAATCTCAGCGGCAGTAATGGTGTTTGACGCAATCTTTGCAGCGGTGATGGTAGCCGCTGCAATGTTTGCGCCAGTAATTGTTAGTCCAGCAATCTGTGTGCCAGTTATTGATCCGGCGTTAATGTCCCCCCCTGGAATTGCAGAGAGGGTCGCCCCCGTATGGCTATGACTATCATTGTCAACGGAAACAACATAGCTGTTGGCTGAGCCAATGTTCAGCGCAGCGGCGGTCATTGTGACGTCCCCGGTAAGGTCAAATGTAGTTCCGGCAATGCTTGGGATCTGGCTTGTTAGGGCAACTGTTCCAGTAGTGGCCGGCAACGTAAGTACGGTGGTTCCGGCAGCAGCAGTTGGATTGACGGTAATTGTACCTGACGTAGAGCCGGGCATAACGATGCTTGGGACATTGAAAGTGTCGTCTGTTTTAAGAACGTTTGCCGCCGAGCGATATAGGTTAGTATCGGTTGCCGCCGAACCATCTCCCCAAGTAAGCTGACCGTCTGTCCTAATGTTAAACCTTGCTGCAGTGTCTGTTTCGGCCTGAGACCTAAACGCACCTCCAGTTGAGGTTCCAGTCTCTGCCCTGAATGCGGGAGAGAAGTAAGATCGGATCTGCTGATCTGAAGCAAGAACATCTGCTTCGGGCGAGTAAAGGTTTGCTGGGCTGGCCGAGCCGCCAAATGACAGTCCGTCTACGCCCAACTCAACGACATTCCGCTCCCCACCGCCAGACCCGCGAAGGCGCATCTTTCCGCCAGCAGCCGCGTCAATCTGAACGCCCATCCCCTCAACAACGGCTGGGGAGTTAACAGTGCCCGGAGTGTAAGATCGGATAACCGAACCTTCCTCAACAAGAGCGCCATCAACAAAGATAATTTTTCCGGGAGTGAAATCCGTGCACTGTTAACTCCCCAGCCGTTGTTGA